GTGTGCATCTGATCGATGATTTCTTTCGCATCTTTTTTCTCGACAGCTGCTAACGTCAGCTTACCGATCGCGCCATCTCTTGTCGCTGACACAATTCCTTGCAGCGCTTTCGCTGCCCTGGACACTCCGGAATTTACGCAGTAATCAAACGTCGTCCAATCGACTCCAGCTGGCAAATCGTCACCTTTTATTTTATCCCAATAGAGTTCTTTATAGACCGGATAAACTTCCTCCTTTTTGAGCGCTTTCATTATCTCTCTTGTGGCTGGTTGACCGGTAAACTCAGCAAATACTTTTGCTGTAACTCCCCAATTAGTTGAGCCTGGATTTCCGTATCCATCAGAGGAATTTCCACTATCCCGATTGTCCTCTTGATAGCCTCCCTCGTTCTCCAATAACATGACCATACATTGTTCAAAATTCTCTTTCATTTTTTCTTCCTCATATTGATAAATTTAGCAGCTGATCTGGTAGCAAAACTCGCGCTAACAATTACCCCGATTGTCAGCTGATACCACTCCGGCATTTCACTTAAAGCCTGGAACCCAGCAGCTGCCACACCTCTACCCCACTCACCACAAAATGAGAGGATCAAAGGTATAGAAAAGATGATTACTAAATACTCGTCTTTCCAGGAAGATTGGCTGGCACGCATAGCCTGGAGATCCCAATCGATCTCGCCGGTAGCCTCTTTCATTTTAATCTGCGCGTTAGCTTTTTGAACAGCTGTCTTTCCCTCGATCCAGCTAGATGCTAGACCGGATACAGCGGTAACGATACTGCCTATCATTCGGTTTTGCCTTTCGATTCTGCGTTGAGAAAAACTGCTAGCGATCCGGTCATGGCTCCGGTGACAACTGATATAAGACTAGCTTGTTGTGTTGTTAGATCCGGTTGACTCAATGCCCACTCTATGCAGCGAATATAAACACCGGTCATAATGACCATCATTAGCCTGGGAATAATTTTCCAGCGATCCAAGTTCTCCGGAGTCATTTAGTTTTTTTCTTCCGGACAGTTTTCGTAACTGCTGACTTTGATTGCTTTGGTCTCCCCCTCTTGCGAGATGTAGACACAGTAGAACTCGTTAAGACTTCTGCCGGCTGCGGTCTTACGAACTCGTTTAACCAGGATAAAATTCTGTGTATCATTTTTAATCTCCGATTTATAATTCATTTGTGATGAAGAGATAGCCGATACCAACCACGCAAACGAGAACAGCACCGCCAATAATCCATAAAAGTATTTTGAGATCATTCATCATTTCTTTCCGACGTTTTGCTTTGGCTTGTAGTCTTTTCTGCTCCGCCTCATTGTAGGCTTTGATCCGCTTTCTTCTCTCGTCTTGAATGCCCTTAAACGTGCCATGCCCGAACCTCTGGTCTATTAAGACAGAGATGTTATAAAGTTCTTCCTCTGCAAGCTTTGCACTTATAGTATCTGATGCGATTGACTTTATAGAGAACTGACCTGGCGCTACCTTGCTTTTCTTGGCTCTATCTATTCTTGCCTTGCCATCAAGTAGCTGATCGATTGAGTCAGCTATATCGCCAATATCTCTCGCAGTACCAATGCCAGATTTAATAGCATCAACCGCAGCTTTGAACGCACTCGCAGCAGCGATTGCTTCCCCAACCCCAAAAACCATTTTGGTTTCCCCCCAGGTAATTTAATTAATTTGAAATAAGATCCCAACAAGCATGGTAATTACTGCACCCATTCCAGCGATCAACACCATCTCCAATTTTTTAAGCCTATTATAGATGTCTCGGAACTGAATGTGATTCTCAGTTTCTAGTTTAACTACTCTTGTTTCTAATGCTTTGGTCGTCATTATTTACTCTCCAATGCTGCAACTTTAGTTTCGAGTGTTTCAATACGAGCCATTGCTTCTTGTAATGCTTTAACAGCTTTCATGTAAAGAATGGAGTATTTAACAGATTTAGTTTTTGTTCCTAAATCTTCACCAGTATCTGGGTGTCTATCTATTGAATCTTTAACAAGATTAGGTGAAACTTTTTCTAACTCTTGAGCAACAACACCTATTCTATTAGCTGAACTTTCTTTATCAATTTTAAAGCTAAACTTTCTTACTTTAATATTTTTTATGTCATCCCATTGAGATGAAGCATCAGCAATATTTTCTTTTAATTTTTCATCTGATGTTGAACCATAACTATTGTTTGCATTTTGCACATCACCATCTGGCTGAATAAGAAGAACAATGGTATTACCATTATTTCTACAATAAAAGAAATCTACTCCATCAGCACCAGAGCCAGAATTTCTTAAAATCATATTAGCGTTTGATGTGTCAGTACATACCCAATATTGCGTACCAGTAGTTCGCATCTCAAGTCGTTTATCTGTTTCTAAATTGTCTTGTGTTATGGAAATTTTAAATTTATCAGCATCATCATTATCCATTCCCATAGTCCAATTACTAACACGATTGTTAAAATTTATCATTGGGTCGCCACCACTACCCCCACCAGTAGATACAAACAATACAGAATGAGAAGCAGTATTAGAATTATCTTCATTATCTATTTTTATTTTATGAGAACTACCAGCAGTACTTCCACCAACTTCTAATAACTGGTCTGTTTGAGTTGTATCTATTCCAAGTCCACCACTATGAAAATGAGCCTTATTTGAACCAGCTATTTGAACAGACACTTTATCATTAGTAGATAAATCAATTCCGCTATCGCCATCACCAGATTGATTAAATAGTTTGTTTGCTTTTAATGTTGATGTCATTATTTACTCTCCAATGCTACTATTCTCGCTTCTAATTCTTGTATTGTTTTGACTAATAAAGGAACAAGTTTAGATTGGTCTATGCCTTGATGTATTGGGTTGCCGTCTTTATCAACGGCATCTTTCTCACCAGTAATTGCTTCTGGAACTATGCTTGATACTTCGTGAGCTAAGAACCCATCTACTGTTGTATCTTTGTCTATTTTAAAATTAAACCTTGATGGTTTTAGTTGCTTTAGTCTTGTAGTTGCATCCCAATCTGTGACTACGTTTTCTTTTAATCTGTAGTCTGAAGAAGTATTAAATGCAACTCCAGTAGTACCACTTTGAGTTACACCACCTATCTGAGTTGCACTTCTTCTAAACTCTAAAAAACTATTACCACTGTTTCCACTTGAATTACCAATTCCAATATACCCATTAGGGCTAAGTGCAATGCCCGGATTAGGAGTAGTGCTAGTTGTACCAACAAGCACATTACCACTGCTATCAATCCTCTTGCGTTCTGAGCCAGAAGTCATGATTGCTACAAAATTAGAAGTAGCATTACCAAAAATTGCATTGTTTGTGTTTGTGTCAGAGCCAAATACAACAGCTTCACCATCATTGCCAAGATGTATTGAGCCACCATCTACTGTAAGTTTGCCTGTAGGAGAGGTTGTGCCAATACCTACATTTCCATTCGCATCAATTATAGCTTTTTCAGCATTTGCAATTTTGAACTTTATGTTGTCGTTTGTAGCTAAATCTAATCCACTATCTTGGTCGCCACTCTGATTGACTACTGTATCGACTTCAATTTTTGAAACCATGTCTTACTCCTAACTCGGTTTTGTTGGGAAAGTTATTGAGGACATATCCAATGACCCATCACTAGATAGTTTTGGCTTTGCACTTGCTGGTAAATCCCTCAATGATTGTCGATAGGTTTTCCAATTACTAGCAAGAGTTACATCAGAGTTTGCCATCCAATCCGTTTCAGCTAATAACCTATCTCGTTCTACACGGAGCAATCGCATAGGCTCTGCATCCTCTAACGCTTTCTTTTTGTCGCTTACTGCTTTCCATGTTGTTCCAAAGTCAGAAGGTGTTGAGCTTTCTATAGCTGTTCCATTATTTGAGCCTGTTACCTTACGAAACATAGAGTTAAACTCTGTTTCACTTGTAGGCTCACCCCTGAGTACCCACTCCCTAATTCCTAATGCTGATATTGCGTTGGCTATTGTTGTCATTGGGCTATCTCCTCTGCAACTATTCTATTTAATATACTTTGTGCATTTAATGTAACAGTGCTTCCGTTAGACGATAAAGCATACATCTTATAAGTATT